AAGGTAACTATCAGATAGCACACTATATGGTGATGGCCACCAAGTTTCAGCAACTAGTGTTTGTGATGTTCTCATGTTAGCATCACCACCTACGTTTGCAAGACCAGGACCACCATTCAAACTGGTATTATATGCTTTAGTGTTAATATCACTAATCAACTGTGTAACAATCGTATTGAGATCATCAACGCCATCAATTTCATCCCATTCATTCTGGAAGTTTGATGCATAATTTTGCAGTGCTCCTAACCATAAGTCAACAATAGTTTGTGTGTCAGACTTTGCAACTCCATCTGGAAAGTCATTAAGACCATTAAGTCTAGCCGCATTAAGTCCGACACTACCATCACTGTCTAATCTAGCAGAACCAGGCAATGATGCCATGCCTCTGTCACGCCACTCAATTAATGGATCTCCACTAACACCATCAACCAATCCAGTAACGTACAGGTGAGTATGTGGAGGAACTGATACCAATGTGTCAAGCAGTGGACCGATCAATGCTGTTACACTACCAGCAATGGTGAAATCAATTTCAGCTGTAATATCACCATCAAATACAGTCTTAACTGTACCCAATGAGAAGAAATTACTAGTTGTTCCTGTAGTACCACCAGCATCACCTATAATCTGTTCATAAGGATTATCACCAGAAACGTCCACATCATCAACATACCACCAGCCACCAGTTTCTCCAGGATCGTAAATACTTCCACCACCTTCAAGTGGTGGGAAAGCAGACGATGCTCTGTTACCATCAACAACACCAGTTCCAACCAGTTTTCTATTTCTTAAGTCAGGAACTCTAAACTGTCCTGTATATGTTTTATTTTGAGCGTCATATGTTACACCAGTTCCACCATATGTTTCTTCAATGACTTCATACAAATCAGGATAATCTGCGGCGTCATAAAGTTCACCATCACACTCCAAGTAACCTGGGAATCTAGATGTAAGGCTACCGTCTAGTGTGCCATATGATCCATCTGGTCTCTTCAGAACAGGGACAACTGTACCAATAGAATGCCCATCTTCTTTGTTCTCAATGATATCACCATTGCTATCTACCAGTGCATTCTTCTTACTATACCACGCACCTTTTAGATCTGGTGGCGGTGGAGCAACAGCATAGTTACTTACTGTCCAAATAAATTGGTTTGGGGTTCCCGTACCCACCGTAACAGTTGTAGTTACTTGACCAGATAGATTAGGATCAGTGTCAATAAAGACACGGAATGAATCATTTACTTCTGGATCAAATGTCACTGTAGATGATGTAGGAGTAGCAAAATCAACAGAGATTAGGGCACCATTTGTGGCAGAGATTGTAATTGGTCTATTGATTCCACTAACAGATACAATAGAGCTTACAACTTGAGTGCTTGGTACTTGATTTGTAAGGTTTGCTGGTGCTATCCAATCAGCATCAGTATCTGGTCCAAGGTTAGTAACAATTAACCACGGAGCAATAGTTCTACCACCAACTCTGATGGTAGTAGATACAGAACCACCAAATGTAGCAGATGACCTGTTATACAGAACAATCTTATCACCATTGTTTACTTTAGTTGGAAATACACCAATAGAACTCTCACCACCCTCTGCATATTGAATTTTAATTCTAGGTTCTGTTCCATCAGTTGATACAAGAGTGACATCAACTTCAGTACCATTTCCCAATCCAGCAATACCACCAGGCAATGGTGCTGGTTCAGATCCAATCAAAGCATCTTCTAATACATCATTCTTATCTTGGAATGAGAAATTGTCTGGCGTTGTGGAGGGGAAATTTCCTGTAGTAATAGACCAATTAGATCCCGCTGGCTCATCACCAATACCAAGTGATGTAGAAGACTGTGCTCCAGCAGTATTTTCGGAAAGTAATCGAAGTTGTAGATACTGACCGTTAGTGACTGTTGGATAATTAGGACCAATAACCTGCTCAAATGTTACACCAGATAATATACTATATCCATCACTGTTGGTGAAAAATGTATTGGTATCAGAAATACCCACATACAAGTCTGTGTCTGATGCAACAATCTGTGCTGTATCGTTCAATCCTTGAATTTGTAAGATATTACTGTAAATATTAGTATTCAACTGAACATTTGTAAGATCCGTAAAATCAGGGAATGGCTCTGGAATATTTGGTGGTGATACTGCAGTGCCAATCGTCCATCTTTCTACTCTAGCACCAATAGAAAGATCGGCAAAAGTTGTTAATCCTTGTGATACGTTTGATCTTAAGCGTAGTTGAACTTCGTCAGTATTTGTTACTGTAATATTTCCATTAGGAATCAGCCAATCACCAAATACCGTTTCTCCTTGACTTACACGTTTAACTCTGATGGAAAAATTATCAACTACCGCCGAAAGACTTCCAGTCAGTGTTACTGAAGCTTCTGTGGTTGGTGTTAGACCAGATACTGTAATAACATCTTCTCCAGGTCTTGTTCCATCACCATACACATACATTACATCAGTATCTGCATCCTCAAGTGGTGTAAATGGGAATGGATCAGGAGCAAAATCCTCGGGAATTGTTGTAATATACCAGATTGTTTGCTGCTCACCAATTTGAATGGTGACACTTTGAGTAGTATTCCACTGGGAGGGCGCTTTAAACTTGAAGCGTACTGTTTGTCCCTCGCTTACATATACTGGTGTAGTAGAAAAAGAATATGTCATGGAATATAGTTACCGCTTGCCATTTCTGGTAGTTCCCACTTTATTTAGGGGACTATAATTGACGCACATCCACGAAGTTTCCATCGTTATCTATTTCTACTTGAATAGGATAGTCAGCCCTGATTTCCACTGGAATATCAATATCGTCAATTACAATTTGCTCCGTAGTAATTTCTACATCAGGAGTAATAACTGGTTCTTCGTTTTTGAGAGTATCTTCAGATTCAGGAATATCAACAGCATCGGGCATCTGATCAATATATGGATAAATTGTAATACTATCAGTGTCCTGCAAGTTACCAAGACCAATACCTATCAAGTTAAAATTAAAACTTGATGGTCCGCGATTAGTCCATGTCGGCGCATATGCATATGTTGATGTCGATCTATCAAGATCAAATGTTTCATTTGTTGCAACACCATCTAAATCTGTAGCAATCACTTGTAGTTGATAACTTACATCAGAATTGACTTCTGAATGAGATAGAGTTATAAAAGAGTCAGCATAGTTTACTGTTAGTGGACCATTAATCGATACTTCTGGAGGTTGCCATACAGTCAAAGTAATTTCTTCTGTGTCTTGTCCACCAAGACCTTCGGCTACAGCAGTATACGTTGTGGTTACAGTTGGCGATACATTGCTGAATGAAGTTAAATTTGTTGATCCAATACCAGGAGTGATATACATCGTACTGGCATCACCAGTAGTTGACCATCTCAATACTGTACCATCTCCACGGGGAATAGCATCATCATCCAAAGTAAGAGTAATTTCAGGTGGAATGTATACCGTCTGCCTAAATCTATCTGTATCAAATCCACCACTATAGTACACCGTCAATGTCCAATCACCAGTTTGTTGTGGTTGTACTGTGAGAGATGTCGTAGTTGATGATAAGTTATAAATGTCTCCAGATGGACTTTCTAGTCTGATGCTGCTAACAAACTGTGGATATGTTGTGGTCCAAGAAAATGTCGTTGTTTCTCCTTGAATTAGAGCAGAATTTGATGAAGTAAAAGATGTAATTTCTGGTGTTGCAAGATCATAAGTGATACTTACATATCCATTAGCATAGTTAGATCCATTACCGCTAACATATGTTGTATATCCTGTTCTATAGAAGCTTCCACCGCCTCCGCCGCCACCAGATGGGTATCTACCAGCACGATCATCAGCACCTTCGCGACCACCGCCGCCACCCGAAGCGCCACCTCCACCGCCGCCACCGCCGCCACCATCATATCCTTGAGATCTACCAGTTCCACCATTAGAAATGCCTCCAGGTGAAGTAGACCAACCACCAGCCGATCCGCCGTTACCACCTCTCAACCAAGAATCGGGGTGAGATCCACCACCCGCACCACCGCCACCGCCTGCGAGAATAATATATGTGCCAGCGATGCTATCATACACACCAGTAGCGCCGCCGCCGCCTCCTCCACCGCCAGAGCACCCCTGCGGACCAGTTCTGCCACCACCCCCGCCACTAGCGACAGGAGAACTACCACCACCTCCAGCTCCACTATTTGATACACACCCAAATCCATTTCCGCCCTGTCCTCCCACACGAAGAGTGAGTGTTCTTGGTGTACTATCAGGTAAACTGAATGTGCCCTTTCTTCCTGGTCCGCGTGTGCCACCAGGAGCACTATCATTTCCACCGTTGCCACCTTGAGCACCAGCAACAGTTATTCTGATATTAATCCACCTGTCAGTAATATTTACATTGCTAGTTCCAACGCCGTAATTAATAGTTGTCATTATATTTGCTCCACATCTCTATAATTCGAATCGTCATCAATTTCTACTTGAATAGGTAAGTCTGCCTTGATTGCAACAGGAATATCTATATCATCAACCACTAGTTGTAAAGTAGTTACTACTCGATCTGGTGATATCACAGGTTCTTCACTCTTAAATTTATCTTGTGATTCTGGAATGTCTATAAGATCTGGCATTTGATCAATATTAATACTTACTGGATGAACGTCACTGGCAATTAGTCCTCCATACCCTTCGGCCATCCCGACAAATTCTATACGAGATGGACCCCTATTTCCCCATGGAATATTATCAAACGTGTAATCACCACTTACGTTGTCTCCTACAGGTAAAGTAATAGAATCCCCATATTCAATAAAACCATCCAAGTCATAATAATGTGGAGTGAGAGTAAATGATGTCGCGACATTTACTCCTTCATACGAAACTGTTATGGTAGATCCATAATCAGCTCTGTCAGGTCCGTTTACAGTGACAGACGGTGGTGGTAAAACTGTAACTGTCAAAGAATCAGATCCAGTACCTCCATTTCCACTAGCAGTAGCTGTATATGTGGTAGTTATGGTGGGAGATATCGATACAGTGGAAGATAAATTGCTGGGTCCAATACCAGGAGTGATGTTCATCGTAGTGGCATCACCACTCGTAGTCCATGACAAATTTGCCGATTCTCCCTGAACGATTGTTGGTCTATCAACAGATAGAGTTACTACTGGTCTTTCATAAACAGTGATCGTTCTATTAGGGCTGTAAGAAACTCCTGCTTTATTAGTAACACGCAACTGATACGTTAAATCTGTACCAGTAGATGGAGAAAGAGTTAAAGATCCGCTATTAGATGTAATAGTTCTATTGAAACTTCCATTTAGGTATAGTTGACGAGAATAAATCGTAGACCTCGAAGAGATACTCCACGTCAATGTATATGTGCCTCCATCTTCTAAAATTAAACTAGTAGGAGATGCAGTTAAGGAAACACTCGCAGCAGAATATGTACATGTAGCGTCAGCAGTAGCACTGGCGTTGTAATTATCTGCTTGAGGATCTCTACATCCGTAAATAATAGGCGGTGGACAACCTCCTGCGCCAATCATAATATGCCTAGCCCCGTTTCGCGCAGTTACATCATAACCAGAAGCAGAGTTACGAATAAGAGTATTCATGTAAGAGTATGATCGGCTATTAACTACATACTCAACCAACCAGGATTCTAGTCCACCTTGTTCAGCATACCTACCAAAATTACTTAAATAGATGTAACTGATATCACTACGTTTACCGTCATTATAATCAATGCTACTACCTTGACCAGGAAGCCAAAGAGTGCCTGATGTGCAATTAGAAGTATTGCCGTTTATATAATAAGAAGCATATACGTATCCCATTATATCTGCTCCACGTCTCTATAGATACCACTATTATCTATCTCTACCTGAATAGGATAGTCTGCTTTGATTGCAACAGGAACGTCTATATCATT